AGTTGGAGATTGTCGGTGCTACTCCAGCCGTTGAAGGCGCTCCGCTCGTTGCACCTGTGATATTCGGCGATGGCGAGCCGTTCGTGGTGACAAGTGCAAGCGTGCCGTCATTGGCTTCTGCCTGCCGCTTCGTGATGATGACATTCGCGCCTGAGCTGGTGATGATGTAGCGGAAGGCGATGCTTGAATTTGCGTTGAGCGAGGTCGCCAGCTTCGCCGCGTATTGTGTCGGCGTGTCGCCCGATAGCACTGCGGTCGTGCCGCTTGCTGTCACGTCAACGGAAGTAAATGACCAGTTGATGTTGCCAGCTTGTGTCGTGGTGCCGACACATACAAGCGTTTCAACTTGCGCCGTGCCTGCTGCTGTCAGCCTGCCGATCGTGACCGTCTGGCTCGCCTGTGAGAGCAAGCCTTGAGGCATATTGAGCAAGTAGTTCTCGGCGTCGGTCAGACTTGAGAAGGTCAGCACGCTGCTGAAACTAACAGTCGTGCTGGAACCTCCTCGGAAGAACTGGTCGAACTGGTCAGCTTCGATGTATTGCACCTGCTGAAAGTTCGGCTCAGCCGAGATTTGAAAGTTAGACGTTTCGCTCCTTTGACCGTCGCCACCGGCGAGGTCGTAAGCAATCGAGCCGCGCTGGAGTCGTACGAACATGGCTTAGGAAACTGCTGCTACTGTGAATAGAGTGACAGGCGCTCCGCTGCTGAATGTCCGCTTGGCGCTCATGGTGAGCGTGCCGAGAACGTTGTCAGCCGCTGAGAAGTTGCGCTGCAACTCAGTGACTTGAACCTCTGCGCAGTCGAAGTCCAATCCTCCCACTGTGGTGGTTTTGATTTCGAGCACGCTTGATGCCAAGTCCTCGCCAGCGCTGAGACTGTCGAAGAACGTGTCGAAGTCGAGTTGATCGATGCCGGTCGGAATGCAGCTGATGTTGCAGCCGATGTTGCCCATCCGCATGTCCACGGTGCCGATGCCGTCAACGACTACCGGGTTGAGTGACAAGTCAAAGCTGATCTCAAAGCCGTCTTGGCTGAAAAACGGTGTGAGCGCTCCGAGCGTTGCAGTGTATGGTGCGGTAACGATCAGCGATGGATTGAAGCCTGTGCCGATGCTCGCGCCGCCTGCCGTCGTGTAGTAGTCCTCGATGTTCTGCGGATCGCCGTCTTTCTTAAGCAAGCCGGTGAACTGCACTGAGCCGAACGCTGTCTTGGTTGCACTGCATGAGATCGTCGGCATTTGCGTGATCTGAGCGTTGAGAATCGTGTAGGTCTTGTCAGCCGAGACGATGACGAGGTTCTTGTCGGTGTTGCCGTAGATGCTGGCACCCATTGCTGTGTTGCCATGCGGGAACAGAACGGCGAGCGCCTCGATCTCTCCGACTGGTTCGAATTCGATGACGATTGTAAAATCGGTTTTCGACTTGCTCACGATGCCGTAAGCGTCTGTCTCTTTGTCGAATGTCGAGTTTGTCGTGGTCAGCACAACTCCAGCTTTGGAGTAGAAGGTCTGCGAATCATAGGTGACTTTGCAAGGACCGCGAACGATGGTGGTTCTGTCGAATGTTGGCATGATTTGTTAGCGTGTTGGAGTTGTATTTTGTAGCCCCACTGGGCAGTTGAAAGTGATGATTTGTTGAAGCATTGGAGGTGTCGCGTCCTCCTGCATGGAAGCGAATGTGAGAATACCGCCGGTGAGTGAATCACCGTTTGAATCGAGCGGTTTGTGATGATGAAGAATGCGTGAGACAGCCTCACCGATCTCTGTTGCGCTTGGCTTCGACATGTTGCCAGCCTGCTGCCTCCAGACGCTCGGGATCTCCGAGCAAGTGACGGAGAACGTCGCCGAATCCATGTATGGTCCGGGTGTGTCGGGTGACGATGCCTCGCTTTGTGAAAAGTTGACCATGACGAAGGCGCCTGCCTTGCTCATTGCGTTCTCGATCTCACGATCGATGTCCTTGTGGTCTTGAACCAGCACGGGAATAATCGGCACGGTGCGGAAATACGCATGATCTTTCAGCGTCTTTGCCATGCTTTCGACTATTTGGCGAATGAGGCTCATGGTGATTCTGAGAAGTTCATGACAGCAGCGCCGCCATAGCGAAAAGAACTGCCAGTAGTAGCAGCGAATGATTCGGCTCCGGTATCGTCGGAATCTGCGTTATTGTTTGCGAGGTCATCGAAGTAGCTGTTTGCTTCCTCGACCGATCTGCGGCGATCCTCACCGTTGAATTCAGCGAGAGAGGGATATGAGTCCGTCAGTTCTTGACGGGAGAGATTGTAGGCGTGTCGGCGCGCACCTGGTGGCACATACAAGCCAGTATTGACCACTGGTGGCAATCCACGCTTACGGCGTCCTGAGTTGACGCGTGAGGCAATGTCTTGCGCTACGCTCGTGAGAATCTCCTGCGCTTTGTCCTCGGGTGTCGGACATTCGGCAAGCAAGCGATTGAACTCCTCGGTTGAGAGTCTGTCACGAAGTGCGGAATATGTTAGAGCGAGCCAAGCCATGATGATTTGAGTTTCAAGAATTTAGGGCGGCGGAGGAAACTACCAACTCCGCCGCCCTTTGCAACAAGTTCCAACGGATTAGAACAAAAGCTTGGCGACCATGCTGCCAGTAACTGTGCCAGCCGTGGCGGTCATCGTTTGAGCGATGCGCACATAGCGGCGGGTGTTAGCTGGAACGCGGAAGCGAACCTCTTTGGCAACGATGCCAGAGCCAGTAGCTGTCTGAGTCGTGCTGATCGCTGGATCAACTGCAGCCCAAGAAGAACCGTCAGCGCTGTCTTGCAGAGCGTAGGTGACAACTTTGGTGTCGGAGATGCCAGCAGCAGTTGGAGCGGAGAGCGAGAAAACTACTCGCTCGATGTCGCCACCAACTGCTTGCTCAAGGTCAAATGCTGCGGTGTTAGCACCAGCCTGCGCAATAGCCACAGTGGAGGTGTAATTCTTGTCTTGAATGTTTCGGTTGAATTCGAAGCTCATGATTTTGTATGGTTAGAATTAAGCGGTCAGGGTTTCGGTGTCAACGATCGAGTCGGTGATGATGATTGGAACTCCAAAGGATTCCGTTGGCACACCGGGAAGAATGCCAGTGAAGGCTTCCTGCTTGGTGGATGGGGTTGTGTTCCGGCTGACTTGCAACTGGAATGCGGAACGACGCGACATGAGCAAGTGAGTCGGACGCTCGCCAACTGGGAACTTGCTGAGCAGTTCGGCAATCTTGGCGTCTGTGCATCCTTTACCGCTGTCTGCGGTGAGGTCTTTCAAACGACCGATTGCGTTCTTGTTAACGCACTGGAAGCCGATCCATGCGGTGAGGTCAGCGATGAATGCTGCGTAGCGCTTGGCGTCTGCATCCACTGCATCGCCTTCACGGAATGGCGAGAGGTCGAAGGTCGTGCCGTTGCCATAGACGTATTGAACGCCTGTGTTGCCAGCCTTGATGGCATAGACCGAGGAACCAGTCGCAGAGGTTGTTCCGCCTGCATCAACTACGATGTTGCTGCCGAGAGCGGACACCAATGTTTGCAGACCAGCGAAGCCTTTCGAGCTTGCGTTGTCGCCGTAGATGGTTTGAGTTCCAACGGTGGTCAGAGCAGCGCGCATCACACCCATTGCCTCAATGGCTTGGAGAGCCTCGGCACCGTCCTCGTAACCGCGTGCGACAGCCTTATCGACTTCAACGCGAGCCGAGAGAATGAAGCATTCTACGAGACGTTCGGTGAAGTTCGATTTGGTAGCGTCCGTGCCTTCGTTGGCTTGACGGAATGCAACGCTCGGGCGACTGTTGCGGGTCACTGTCTTGTAGGACGTGCCGCGAATCGTGCGAGCTGGAATGATTGTTACCTCAGGTGAGGCACTGGCGACTTCCTCAATCAGACCGACGATGGGATCATGTCCGTTGAGCTTGGCAAGGTCTAACAGAGTTAGGTTGTTGGGCATAGTATTGTTTGTTTAGTGAGATTGGTTTTGAGCTTTGAAGGATGCTTCGACGAGTGCGAGTCCTTTGAGTTCGGTTTGTTTGGTGCCTTCTTCAGCTTTACCGGCGAGAACGGTTTCGCCGTTCACTGGTTTGGCTGGGATGGCGTTGAGAATTTCAAGATTGCTCTTGTCGGCTTTGATTTGTGCCTTCCAGAACGATTTGGCTTTGTCATCTTGCGGAGCGATGCGACCAGCTTTGACGGCTTCCTCGATCACGCTGTCAGCAGCTTTGTCCTCGATTTCAGCGAGAGATGCTTTGAGTGTTTCCACTTCGCTGGCGAGTGCGTCACGCGATGCAACGACTGTTTCAAGCTCGGTCGCATGGTTGGCAGCAGCTTGCACTGCATCGGCTTCTTTCGTCATGTATCCAGCTTCGATCTCAGCGATCTTGCTTTTCATGGCTTCGATTTCGAGCTTAGCAATTTCCATTGCTTTCTCAGGGTCAACATCCTCGGAAACAAGTCCAAGGTCGATTAGTGGTTTGATGTCCATATTGGTTTCGTTGTATGATGCAGCGATCTTTTCCATCGCCTCGAATGCTGGCTCATTGACTAGCGAGCCGATCTCACCGTGAGTTGGCAGACCTGCTGGCGTGCCGTTGGCGAGTAGAAAGTTTGGCGAGAAGTAGGAGTAGTCCTTGCCCTCGACGGCGCTCTTGCCTGCCTGCGTCCATTCGATGTCGAGAACCAGACCGACGCCTGATTCATATCGGAATTCTTTCGGGATGAATGATGCAGGACCGGCTTTGTGATCGAAGCCAGCGAATGGTCGCACGTTGCGAGATTGGCGAGCAAATAAAGCGTGTGAGAAGGCAGCGAGGATCGACTCATCGACCTTCACCTTGCGCTTGGCAGGCTTGCCGTTCACAGTAGCATGGATTTCATGCTCGCCTTCAGGGAGATATACAATGCTCTCAGCCAAAGCTTCCACTTCGGTCTGGAATGATGCACTGATGATTTCGTTCGCCATTTCGAATAGAAGATTACCACCCGATTCTGGCTTGTAATTGCTTTTTTTTAAGTAGCTCCCTCGACCTGTGCGATGATGCTTTCAAGCGCTCCGTTCGCGAATGCGTTGATGTAGGATTGCTCCGGTGGAAGTGCATTCTTCCATGGCTTCTGCGTGATGGATTTCTTGAGCACGAATACTGGTTTGATACCGGTGGGAGAGTTTTCATCTGCCTGCGCTAGCACACCCTTGACGGCAAACAACGGCGCGATTGTTCGGCTGTATGTCCGAGCTGTCAGCCCGTGCGCCTCTGGCACGATCGGGATCGTGAGGAACTTTGCACGTCGCGCGGTGATCGTCCCTCCGGTGACTTTGTGCGAGAATCCAATGGCACCTTTGCTGCGCAGTGTCACGCCTGATCCACTCGCTCCCATGATCGACCAACTTCCTGAGACTTTACGCCACCACTGAGTTTTTTTCCTACCTGGACCATGAGTCGGAAGCGATGGATTTTCCCAAAGCCTCGATCCGTTCATGTTGTAGTATTTTTCGACGACTTCCAGAGCATCCTGAGCGCCGGTGAGAACCGCGACCTTGCGCACCGATGCCGATTGTAGGCGGATCATCGATGCCTTCACTGGATCGAGTCCTGTTGCTGTGATGATGATCTTCATAATTCGCGTTCCAATGATTTGACGATAGCCGCGCCGATCTCATTCTCCAGCGATGTTTCAAGCGCTCGTTTGTCGAGCATGAAAAATAACTGCGGAATGCGCTCGATGACTTGCTCGACCTCGATCTGAAATGCGCCTGCGGTCATGGTATAGCTCTTGTCGATCAGATCAGCAAAGATCTGATCCACCGGCGAGAGCCATTGCCCCGCGACCTCACGCATCTGTTCATCAGTCATTCTCGATCTGCTTGAGCTTTGCGTTTGCCCACTCTCTGCCAGCGTCGCCGCCCCAGCCGTTCCATGCCTGCCAGCCTTTGCCTTTGTCGCCCCATGTCTCGCCCTTCTTGTCGATTTCGTGGCGAGCGAAGAAGGAAACCATGCGCTTCACTGTCTCCGCTGATAGCTCGGAACGGTTGGAGATGTCCCTTGCCCGTGCAATGCCGACTGAGGTCATACCGCGCTCCGATGCTGGCTTCTGCCGGCGAATCTCAAGCGCGTCCTGCGCTGCCTTCGCCATGTCCTCGGTTGGTCTAAAATCGATGTCAGCGCGTGCCGCCTCGGTGATCTCTGGCAGCAATGGAAGCGGATCTTCGACCTCGCCAAATAGTGCCTCGCCCTCTTGCGGTTCTTCGACTCCGAGTTCGTTGTAGATCCATTTGTTCGATACCGGCAGCCCGATGTCCTTCGTGACGATCTTGATGCGCTCTGCGATTGCCTTCTCATCCTTTGGCTTCGGAATCACGATTTCAGCGTAGGGCATATCCTCGCTGGCAATTCCTGCGCCGTAGTTCATTCGTACGATTGAAGGGATCAACTGTGTTGTCACGACTTGCCCGATCCATGTTGCGACCGCTTGCAGAATATCGCCGCGCACTGTCGCATGCACGTCGCCAAGCGCTCGGCTTCCGCTGTCGCCCACGTCTGTGGTAAGGGTTTGTCCGAGCATGAGAATGTCGCACGCTTTGTCTGACTCATTCATGAGCGCCACCTGTGGCAGCGATTCACCACCTTTGATGCCGTCCATGATCGAGAACTTAACACCCGGTCCTGTGACTGCATAGCCGCTGGTGCCGATGTTTTCGAGCATCTCCTGTGCCTTCATCATTGCTTCGTCACTGCCGTCTGTTTCCGCATGTCGCCACGGGATCGAATACAACTGCGCGTATTGCATGAACCAGCCCAGCCCGTAGATTGCACCGAGCCAGAACTTCGTGAGCGCGCGAAGGTTGGCGGAATGGATTGGGTGACAGCCGCCTTGCTGCCAAATTGCAATCAGAAACTTGTCAGGTGGGAAGTCGATCAGGGTGTCATAGTTGACGCCGTTCGGCGCCATCATGAGCCTGTCGATCTCGTTCGATGCGGATGGATAGGCGAGATATTTAGCAGGCACTGGAGCGTAGCACCGCGGTGAGACGATGCCGTTCTCGGTGTGCCATATGATTTCCACGACGCTGATGCCTTTCGCGTAGGCGTCAATGAGCGCCTTCATCATGCCCTTTGTGTCCAGTTCCCAATGGCTTGGGCGTGGTGCATACGATTCAAACGCTCGTTCTACTGTCTCGTGGATCTGCAATGCCTGCGGTGTTGGTTCCTCGGCGCCTTCACGAATACCCGGTTTGATCTCGATGTCGAGAGCCGTCACGTTTCCAGCGACTTCGTTGATGCACTTACGCAGACGTGACCACGAATCGACCATCATTCGGAAAAGCCGATCTTGATCCTCAAGCTTGCCGGTGCGCACGTTGCGCAGAATGCTACGCACTTGCTCTGGCGTCACGTTTGCAAGGTCATAGTCCTGCGTGCGGTAGGAAGCTGGCAAAGGCGCTACGATGCCTTTTCTTTGGTCTGCGGTCATGGTGAGCATCGCAATAGCATGCAATGCAGCCCATGGCAAGCGTAAAATCACAGAGCGTTTATCACGTCAATTTGATGAATTTCCTAATCTCCCTTGATGGAGCGTAGTCTCTATTCGCCAAAACAACACAAATGCCTTGATTTGATGGTTTTATTCTTATGGAATATTCAAACTCTCTTCCTTTTTCAATAATGCTTTGTGCTTTTTCATAAAAATCATCAGTAGCCAAGAGTATAGCAATTTCCTGCAATGCTTGTTTGGTTGTTGTGATTCTCTTGTAATTTATCAATGTTTTTTCGCTTTCTTCCTGCATATTTTTATTTTATTGTTAGTTTTATTACATGCCGCCAGATGCTTTGCTTTCAAGATAGGATTCCAAGCTCTTTGTGCAAAACAAGCGTTTTCCACGGCTTGCCCCGTCATCGAGTAGGGAAGTCGTCTTGATTCGCCCCGTTGCCATGAGGCGATAGAGCGGGGTTCGCGTGATCCCGTATAGTTTCCCAATGGTTTTTGCGTCTGCCCAAATAGGCGTTACTTTTTCTTCGTGTAATTTGCTCATAATTTTGATGTGTTTGATTGCGGAGTTATTTACTGTAAATACGCTCGCGTGATGCAAAATACATTAAAACAATAATAAGCGTCAACAATAAAATCACAGAGCGTTAAAACCTCGAACCGTTCGGCTGGCGAAAGTGTTCCGTGATGTGGTAACCGATGCCGCGCCCGTCATGGCTCCGGTGATTCGACTACCGAGCGCAATGCAAGCAAGCAATGCGTCGGCTCGGTCTGGTGACTTCATGCTTTTCGCTGCCATCTTTTCCTTGGATTCAACGCGGAGCTTGCCAGTTTCATTCCACTCGCTTTTCCGCGTGGTGATCTGAGAGAACGTTGTCGGATCGAGTTCACCGACGTGAATTCGTCCACGCTCGATCTCGCGACTGGCAACGTGCCAGACCTGCGCGATGAGGTTCGCATATTCGTCCTTCTCGCTCGCTGGTTTGCCTCCATGGAACCGATTGATGTGCCAGCCCATCTCAGCGAACTGGTCGCAGAAGCCGGTGCCGAGTCCGTCGGCGTCTCCCCATATCTGACCGGCAGTTAATCCTTCTGTTTGAAACATCTGTATGAATTCCCTCGCTGCCTGCACTGTGTCCCTTTCCTGCCATGCTCGAACGATGCGTGCGTGATTCCCGCGGCGAATTGCCAGAACGTTTTCATCCCGTCCCGCGGCGAAGTCACAGAACGCGATGATCTCACCGTGAGCGTTCGGCTTCGGCTGTGCGTCCAGTGCATTGCGTAGCAGATCGGGAGCGAGAACCAAGCGGTCGAAGTCCTCGGTGAACTCAGCGAGGTGCTTTGAGCGGTAGAGCGGATGAGATTCGCCGTATTTGATTCTGTCCAGTTCCCGCTTCTCAGCGCTGATGTGTGCGCAGTCTGTGGATGGAACTCGGATCGTCTTGTAGAGGCTCGCGTTCTTGTGGAAGCTGTCGTAGAACTGACCCCGCGGCGCTCCCGGTGATGACACCCAAAGCTCGAACTTCCGCGTGCATCGGTCAAACGCCTCGAAGATTGCGTCTGGAACCGTCTTGGCTTCGTCGATGATGAGGAACACTGGATCGACATCGCCGCCGATCTTCGGGTGATGCCCTTCCGCTCGTCCTGAGTTGTCGGTGGAAAAGCCGAACGCATAGCCACCCTCGGGCGTGCGAAGTTCCTCGGACATGAAACGCCAATGCGGGAACCGATGCTGGTAGACCTTCACGGCGCCCCATAGCTGCTTTTCGATCTGCATCCAAGAGCCGCTGGTGAAAATGCACTGACCGCGCGGGAACTCATGCAGGAACCAGAGAACAAGCGGAGCCACAAGTCGCGCCGTTTTCCCGCTGCCGTTCGCCGCGACCACGCTGGTCGGCTGTTCCATCGCGACCGACTCCATGGCTTCACATTGCCAGAGGTATGGCGTGATGCCGAGAACCCGGACGCAGAACTCGGTCGGGCTCATTTCTTAGCATTTGCCCGTGCGATTTCAACGAGGGCAGAAAGGTTCTTGTCCTGCTCAGTGGATAGTGGAAGCTGCATAACCGGCGTGCCGTCTGGACCGCTGATCTCTTGCTTGTCAGCCTGTCCTAGCATGTTTTTGCCGAGGAAAATGAGCATCGTGACATTGCCAGCGAGCGCCACCTCGATCTGTTTTTTCCGCAATCTCGTTTTCCCGTTCTCCCGTCCTTTTGTGATTTCAGCCGCAAAATTTCGCTCAATCGTGTCTGTGGAACAATTACACGCTGCCGCAATCTCTTTGTTGCTGCACCCGATGGACGCGAGCTGCTCAACGAGTCGAGGATCGACGTTCGCCTTTGGTCTGCCTACTTTCGCTGGCTCAGCATCGATTGGTTTCTTTTTGCTGCTCATAGGTCATCAGATTCTATTGCGGAGCCTTCCTGCTGCGCTTTGAGTTCGTCGTATGTTTTGCCGCTGGCTTCATGGATCGCCTGCTTGCCTGTGAAGTCCTGCCAGCGTTTGACGATAACGTCAGCGAACTTTGGATCAAATTCCATGATATATCCATTAACTCCATGTTTTTCAGCTGCGATAAGCGTTGAGCCAGAGCCACCGAAGAAATCTGCAATGGAATTCGATGCAAGATTGAATCTTTTGATGATCCATTCCATCAACTCAACTGGCTTCTGGGTTGGATGAACTCTGTTTGTTTTTTCGCTCGCCATTGTGAATTTGCGTACAACGCTCCTGAAATTAGCCCAAGCAAGCTCGCAATCGGTCTGATCGCTTCCTCCGTTGTTTTTATCCCAGACTAGCCAGCATTCACTGTCGGGTAGAACAGATGAATAGTAATTGGCTCCCCACCAAATTTGTTTCGCTTTTGGAAACAGGCTGTGAATAAGTCGAAAAGCGTCTTTTGCTACATCTGGCGAGTCATCTCCCAAGATGTCTGTTCCGTAGTTTTTCTTAAGAACAGATGATTTGCTGACAGCGTTCATCCCATAAGGAGGATCAGTATGTATCAAATCTGGTATATTCCCATCCATCAACTTCTCGACCGCATCGATGCTTGTCGAGTCGCCGCACATCAGCCGATGATTTCCCATAGTCCACACGTCGCCTTGCACTGTGACTGGATTGGCTGGAGGCTCTGGCACGTCGTCTGGATCTGTTTCGCCTTCGACCGTTTCCGCGAGCAAGTCATCAAGCTCCTTGTCGTCGAATCCGAGAAGCGATAAATCGAAGTCCTCGTCCTTCAGTTGTGAAAGCTCCAGTCCGAGCATTTCCTCATCCCATCCGCTGTTCAACGCGAGCTTGTTGTCAGCGATGACGTAAGCCTTGCGCTGTGTCTCTGTCAGGTGATCCAAGCGGATGCAGGGAACGTCTTTCAGTCCGAGCTTCTGCGCTGCCATGATGCGACCATGACCGGCGATGATTCCGTTCTCCGCGTCGATCAGCACGGGATTCGTGAAGCCGAACTCTCGGATCGAACCTGCGATCTGAGCCACCTGTGCCTCGCTGTGGGTTCTGCTGTTGCGTGCATAGGGAATCAGCTTCCCTGTTTCTATCTGTTCAATTTTTGGTTTGTTTTTCATGACGTAGTTTTCGATTGACGTGTTTTTCTCTGTTGGTAAAATCTTGGTTATCACATCCTCAGCGCCTGTTTGAGCGCGTCGAGTGTGGGTTTTCCGTCTCGACCGATTGCTTGCGGTCCGAGCCTGTCGGTGATCGTTTTTCGTGCTTCGTTTGCCAGTTCGGGTGTGAGGTCGTCAATGTTTGCATCGACTCCAGCGTTGAATTGCTTTCCGAGGTCAACGCCAAATTGAGCGACATTCGGAGCTTTGACTCGTTCGCCTTTTCTGACCAGCTTTCGACGCTCGGCTTCGGCTCGTTTGACCGGCTCTTGGATCATGTAGGAATTGAAGCCGAACGGTCCCCATGGCACGTCGAAGCCGCCGATGTCCGCAGCGTTCTGGAATTGCCAATAGGCGAAGTCGTCCCAGCGTCTCACGTCACCTTCTGCCTCAACATGTCGCTGCCGCTTGATGCGCGCTCCCGGGCGCCGGACAAAGCGTGCCGCGGGATTGAGATTGAGCCAGTCCTCGTTTCTCATTCTGCCTTGCCATTGCGCGAAGGTTGACGCTTGCTCTAGGTTGGTGTTGTAGATCAGTTGTAAGCGAGCGTTTGAAATGACGTTGGTGATCTTGGTGTCCTTGTAGTCGGCGGGCGTCGCCAGTCCTTCCTGAATGAGAAACTCCGCGGAACGCTCGCGGAACTTGGCGAGTCCCGTCTCCTTGTAGGCTGTCACGATCTCCCCCGTATTTACGTCCACGATCTCCTCTGTGGCGTCCGCTTGCCAGTCCAGCAACATGTTCCGCATTTTGTTCAGAACGCGCGCTGAGGTCACTGTGGCGCTGAAAAACGAGCGATTGCGAATAGCCGGTGCCATCGCTGACCATTCGCGCCATCGGAACCACGACGGCGTCACTTTGCGCCGTGAGAGGTTTTCGACTGCTTGGAGGAATGCGTTCATTTTGTGGAGCTGTTGAGTTCGGCGATTGCTCGTTTGCCCACCGGCGTGAGGTGGGAG